AATCGGGTCTAATCCTACCCTCTAACAGTGTAGCGAACACGGAATCTGAACCCGTAGCCACCACCAGCCACCCCACCACGGTAGTCCCCGACGCCGCCGATCGCGTGTAGATATTATCATATTACCCATTGTAAATTTTTTGGCTCTTTTAGGAGTTATTAACTTTATGAGGTAGAAACTCATTCTCGTGCTATAATAACTGCGGACGCCGGCAGCGCGGTGAGAATTGTGGTAAAGCTGCCTGCCGGTGCTCCTCTTACAAATGATGGGGGTCGTGCAGCGGAGAGATAAACCGTGTCGCTCGTTTACCGGGAAACCCGGACCCCATCCCACTTTTATGAAAGCCATCCTCGAATTCACACTCCCCGAAGAACATCACGAGCACCAGGATGCCCTCCAAGGCTCCGATTGGAAGCGGGCGGTTGATGACATCCTCAACTACACCCGGAACGAATCCAAGCACGTCGACCACTCGATCGAGGAGTATCGAATCCTAGACGCGGTCCGGGAGCGGGTGGCCGGGATCCTCCAAGAGCGCGGTCTCGAATTGTACTGACCTGCAAGGGAACTCCAAACCAAGTTCCCTAGAAGTTCCCTAGGAAGTTCCCACAGTTAAGTCGTTGAATTGACAGATACTTACAACGAAAGGGAACTTGGGAACTTCCCCTATTCTTTTTCTTTAGAGAAAGTATATAGAGAGGGACGCCCGTCCCCCCACGGCGCGGTGGTGTATCCCCACGAGGAGGGGTCTTCCCCCCTTTCCGAGTTCCCAAGTTCCCATCGGTCCGCAACCGGCTGTCCGACAGGGAGTTAAGTGTGGGAACTTCCCCCCGGAACTTCTATGGGAAGGGAACTTCCCTCATCCTATTCCCTCATTAAACAGAACCGAATCTCATATTCTTGTGTGGGCGGAGCATTAAACTGAAATAAGTCCGCCCGGCGCATACTTTCTGCACAATTGTTTTTGCGAGTGAAGGGCAACTGGGAACACTAACTCATCAAAAAGTATGCGTGTAAGGCAAAGGACCGGACCTACTGGCACGTCGAGCGCATAGGACTGAGTGGCTACGCCGCCGCCGTGCAAAAGACATTGCTCTAAAAATGAAGCGGATGCCGTAGCACCCGCTTCATTCCCACCCACAAGAAAAGTTTTACTCGTCCGCCACTTCAATGGTCCCAGCTTGGACCGTGAAAGTAATGGTGTATGTGACCCGGAAGCGCTGCTGGTCATTGATCGCGCCAAGGCTGCGAGTGATGTTCATCTGCGTAGGTTTGTCGGCCGTTGGCAGGGCGGCAAACCGCGTGGCCAGGCCGTCGATCAACCCGTGAATCATGCTCCGGCTATCGCCGGTAACCGCATCGGTTTCAGTGGCATTGGTCACAGGAAAAGACGAAAGCGGAATAGACATGGTCGTTCCGTTTTCAGAGTAGGTCGTTCCAAAAAATACGGTCGGCTTTTTATCCCACATAATACCCCCCGCGCTTCTGTCAACCCATCACCTTATGCAAACCGATACCACCCGAAACAGCAGTAGCCTGCTCTGCAGGTCGAAAGTGCGCACCTACCTCTTGGATTACGCCAAGAAGCATCGCCACCACAAGTTCACCCGCGTCAGCGCGGACACCTACGACAAGCTGGAGGGCATCATACGCCAAGCGGCTCGTCGCCACGTCGATAGCTTCCCCTCGACCGGCAGCACCCTCTAATTTATGCCAACCACAACCGCAAAACCCAAAGCCTCGGCTCCCGCCGCTGGCTTGAAAAAAGTAAACCTCGGCGGCATCGCCACCAAATCGGCCAAGACCAAGACGGCTTACCCCGTCCTTCCGGACGAATCTGGTGACGTTGCCCTGCTCGTGGCGGACATCCGCCAAGAAACCGCCGAACTGGAAGCCCTCGAAGGCAGCCTGACCATTAAGAAAGCCGAACTGCGCGGCCAAGCACAGGAGTATTACTTCGAGCACTACTCCGGTAAACACGACATCGCCTCGTCCATCGAAGCGCTGGACGCCACTGGGGAGGCCGTGCTGGTCTCCTTCACCTCACGCTACAAGACTATCACCGACGAGTCCGCGCTGATCGACACGATTGGAGAAGACCGCACCGCGCGCTTCTTCCGGCAGTCCTTCGAACTCAAGGTCGATGGCGACAAGATCCCCGAGACGGAGGCCGAAGCCCTGATCGAAGCCTTGAGCGAGCTATTCGCCCGCTACAATGCCGGTGATGCCCTCAGCGCCAAATCGGTGATCAAGCCGACCGCCGAGTTCCACACCGCTCGCCACACCGCGCTCTCGGTCGATGAGAACCGCGCCGTCGATCTGATCTGCCCGATCATCGCCGCCGTCAAGACCAAGGGGCGCAAGAAGGACTAAACCATGACACTCCCCTCCTATCCGGCCCGCCCAATCAATGGCGGACCGCTGGAGCGGGCCCGCCCGAAAGCGGGGCATTGGACTTACGAGCCGAAGCTGAATGGCTGGCGCGCGTTAGTCCATGCCCCGACCGGGCGGATGTGGAACCGGCACGGCGAGAGGCTGTCTATCGAAGACTGCTTCAAGCCGGTGCTGGACACGCTCGCCAAAGCCGACGTTCCCGAATGGCTGGACTGCGAAGCCTTGGAACGCCGCCTTAACCTCGGACGCGGCAGCCTCGTCGTCTTCGACTACATCCCGTCCGGAACAGACCGGATCACGCCCTACGAAAAGCGCAAAGCCAAACTGGAAGCCGCCCTGAAAGCCCTGCCCACCTGGCAGCCATGGCAATTCGGCCCTCCGGTGCAATGCGCCCTCTACACCATCGAAGGCTACATCCCTGAAGTCATCGACGAACTCTACCTCAACCTCAAATCCGAAAACCAAGCCCTTGATGCCGATCTCTACGAAGGACTCGTCGCCAAGCGCACCAACTCACCCTATCCCGTCCAACAACGCTCGTCCTCCGAAGAAACCACCTTCTGGGTCAAACATCGCTGGGCATTCTAACTATGACACCTGCTGACCTCTCCTCGCTCGCCGACAATCTGGAAAAACGCTGACTACGCCGACGAAAAACTCGGCGGCAAGGGTAAGCTTGTGATTGCGCCCTTGTTTGCACCCCACAGCACTGTCAATTTTATGAAAAAAGTAACCAAACTGGTTATCCTACCGCCAGCGCCGCCCGCGCCCACCCACAAGTGGAAAAACGGCATCACACTGGAAACCGCTGCGCTCCTCGAACCGATGAGCACGGCCTCCACCGACAAAACCCGCTTTGGCCTCAATGGCATCGGCCTCAATGGCATCGCCTTCGACAAGGATAGCATTGTCGGAACCGATGGTCGGCGGATACTCATCACCAACCACGATGTGACCGCACTAATGCATGAGAAGAATCCGACGATTCTACCCAATGACAAGGTGACCCATCGCTTCCTCAAGGATGCGCAGATGGTGCGCATCCAAGTCTCGGAGGACGGCCAGTGGTTCAGACTGACCGCTGCCCACGGACGCGAGCACGTCGTTGAGGCGGTGCGCGCCAACTACCCAAACTGGCGGCAAGTCCTGCCCAATGCCAAGGAACGCTGGCACCTGGACTTCGACGGGGAGCAATTCGCACAGGTGTTGCGTGACCTGCCGATGGACAAAAAAGAACCCTACGTGACCATCGCTTACCGCGACGGCTACAGTAAGGCTACAGTAGGCAAGATCAGTAAGCTTTTCCACTGCGTAGGCAACGCCGTCGGAACGACAAAACTGAACGCAATCTACCTTGCTCAAGCAATCAAGCAGGGCTTTAATCGGGCCTTCCTAGGCGACGAGAACGAACCCGTTCTGCTCGTCAAAGCCAATGCCACTTACGTCCAAATGCCAATCCGAACCGGAACCTAACAGACATGACTGAAAAACAAACCCAACGACGAAAAGAGTTAGACGACAAGTTCTGGTCTGACTTTGCCAAGTATCGGCCGCAACTCGACCGAATCATCAGCAGCCAAGAAGTGCGGGCAAGCGACTCCTCGCTTGTCGTCCTCATGGCTCTCCACATGAGCGGCTCACTCGACTTCTGGCAAGCCGAGCAAATCGACAATCTGCCGCCGCCATGACAAAATGCCAAGAAGACACAAAATGAAAACAACACGATACACAAATGCCGGAAAAATGCCCGACGAATCGCCCTTCGATTTCGTCATTGAGGTTTCCGCCTGGGCGGACGCTGGCAACTCGGGATACATCGGCATCACCGGGCAACCCACCATCGATGAGTTGAGGGCCATGCTCGCCGCCGAGGTAAATGAGATCCGCGAATGGCTCGACAACGAGGCAATAGCAGGCGTCATGGGCGCACGCACCGACGAGCCGCAGGTTGCGGTGATACGGCAACGCCCAGCAGCAGATGAAGACGGCGATTACCCGCCGTCCCATGAATGGCCCGCCATATGCCTCGGATAAAAATTAGACACCATGAACGAAAGCACAAAATGAGCGACGAAACACTGCACCTGTTAGGAAGAAACAACCACATCGGAGGCGTCGATCTTTATATTGGCTCCGAAGATGAATTGCGCGACATCGCAACCGCTGGCAACAACGAGATCTTCGAGGTCTCGCCCGAGGAGAAAGTCGATCCCGATAGTCCGTGGCCGGAAGGTCCGGGCTGGTATTACGCGATCGGCGACCGTGAATACACCAAGGTCGATACCTGCTTCGACGGGATCGCGGCGATCCTCCAGAATGACGGACATCCACTGTCCTTCACCGTCGAAGAAGCCAAGGAGATCCTCCGCCTCGCCGATGCTGGCTACGTCGAGACCGGACTCTGGCATCACAATCGGAGTAAGGTGATCACCGCCATCCGGCGTTGCTTGGAGGAGAAAAATCTTCTCCCCCTTGATCCGCCGGAGATCAAGGTGTTCGAAGACTGGAACAATCAAGAGACCGCCTTCGCCGTGGGCGACCGAGTAATCGTCCATGAAGATGAAGGCACAATCTGGGAAGCCAAAATTCGCGGCTTCACCTCAGATGGTTCGCTACACCTTGAAAGTGATGATGCTGAAGGCTTCGAGTTACCGGCGATCTGCGAATTGAACAAGTCAAGGAACCTAAACGATACGATTGGCAGAAATTGCTGTTGGATCCCCGGCCTGCGAAAAAAGATCGGACGCATCACGCGATCCAAGGCCCGCTCGGAGCCGACAACAATCTGAGACGCGAGCGCGGGCGACAAGCCGCGCAGGCCGTGAGACGCGGCCCTTATAGACATGAGCACAGAAAACCAAAAGGTCACAATCACCCTCACCGACGAGCGCCCCATGCGCGTCGATAAAAAAAGCTGGCCGCTGGTGGCCCGAGGCGACCACGACCGGGATTACAACAACCAAGAAAAAAACCGTCGGCAGTATCTGCGCGTCAGGTTGCACGCGGTAGAGACAACCGATGCGGCGATTGCCATAGACTACATAGGCGGGAAGGACGGGCCGATGCTCGCCCCGCACGATGACATGGCCGCCGTGGTTTATGGCTGGAGTGAGTCATCGTGGCAGGGGGAAAGCAATAGCCAGAGCGGGCGCCGCTGCACGCTGGACACCTGCGCGGCGACCATTCGCGCTGTGGGCGAGGCTATTGGCGCGGACGAGTCCCTCATGATGGAGTGCATCGCAGACTTGCCTCCGACAGATTCCTAGCTCGCCGCTCACATTGCGCCGCTCACACCGCACGCCCCCGATCCGAAAGGATCGGGGGCTTTTGCTTTTACGCCAATTTGTGGGTTATCCGCGCTTTTTACACGCTTGTCGGTTATCTGCCACCTACCTCGTGCAGCTTGAGCGCACCTTGGGCATTAGCGTATTTTTCGTGGTCTTCTTGAATGACCCCGGAACAAAGGGCGTCCACGACCTGCATGGCTTCGCAGTCCAAAAGGTGGTTGTCCTTACGCACCTGCTTCCACACGACCTGATACCGGCCGGTGCGGGGATTCTGCTTCATGATTTTGATCTCGGCGTTCAAATGGCGGGTGTATTCTGGCGGAATGTCGCCGTGCACGTGCCAGCGCCTCGGCTCGGCGTGGCGCATGACAGCCAGGATGTCCTTGACCGGATCATTAGCCCAATAGACGTAGCGGGCACGGTTATTGCGCTCGCTCTGCTGGACCGTGCCAAGAAAGGGATCGCGCCACTGGACCGGAGAAACTAGCCGCTGCACTCGGTTGCCGTTCGGCAGGGAGTGCACAAACCCCTGCTTGCTGCTTCCCCATGCGCCACGCCAATCACGGTCAACGGCCCATTTTGAGACAAGGTTCGTCTGGTCGGCACAGTCGATCATGACCATGTTCGGGTTCACCGCATACTTGGTCTGCAGCTGGTCGCACTCCTCGATCGTCTCGACGTAGCCAGCGTAGAGCAACCAACTCTCGCCGGTCTTGCTCCATGCCCGAATAACCACCCAGAAGCCCGGACGCTGCACGTCGATGGTCATCAGGGGCACTCGATCCCGCTGCATCTCGGCAGGCACGTAGGCCTCCGTGGGCACTGGTTCCTCATCATACGCGTTCTCGCCATCCCACGGCTCGGCCAAAGTCGAATTTACAAAGTTCTGCCGCCCATCCAAGGTCGCTTTGCTCTGCAGCCAGCGAACCGCCAAGTTGCCCCAGCGGGTCTGCTTCCACGGGGCATAAAGGGCGCTTAGGTGGTAGCTTCGGCGAGTTTTCTCGGCCATCGGATTATTGGCCCGCCACTCACCAGCCAGCAATATGCCAGGCTTGTAGACATCGGTGAACTTCTGCTCGCACTCTTGGCAGACATAGTGGGTATTGCGGCGCACCTTTTCCATGTCCCAGTCACCCCCGGTCTTGGCCTCCTCCGGATCCTTGTCCCACCACCGGACCTGCTTCCAAAGCAAGCGGATCATCTTCTGACAATGAGGACACGGAACCCAGTAATACCGCTGATCCCCCTTCAAAAACTCCTGCCATATCTCGCCATACTGAATCGTCGGGGTGCTCGTCTTGACCCTTTTGGGAAAGGTGAATGACTTGGTCCGCTCCTCGGCGTTTTTCAAAGCTCCGGCTTCGCGGTCGTTCCTCAAGCCAAACTTGTCGCACTCGTCCATGAGGACGCAGCCGCAAGGACGGCTACTGATCTGCGAGGCCGAGTTCGAGCCCACAAAGAACAATGCCGCACGGGCAAACCGCTGCTCCCGCGTAGTCCACAAAATGCGGCTCGCGGGCTTCAAATCCGCCAAGGGCCGACAATCATCGACCCAAGGCATCCACCGATTGCGCGAAAAACTCCCGCCGAGTTCCTTGTCGGGCATAACCCAGAGAGTATCGCGGGGATCATTGACCAGTAACCAACTCGTCCCTGCCATGACGATGGTGGTCTTTGCCACCTGGGCGGCGAAACACAGGGTCAAATCCTCGATCTGCTTATCCTTGAACCCCTCAAGCGGCTCGCGGGCGTAGGGAGTCAACGTAGTAGAGTAAGCCCCTTCGTTGTCTCCTCGCACATAGCAGTTGCGCTCGGCCCACTTCCACACCGGCTCGTCGGGCGCCGGAGCCAACGTGTCGCGGCAAAACTGTTCCAGTCGCCCTCGGGCCTCGTTATGCCAGGACTTGCTCATAGACTTTCTGACCATCAGCAATCGCCCTTTCGATGTCCTGACGGATGATCTCCGCCGCAGTTACGTCATCCGCTGGATTCACCTTTGGTGCCAAGATCGCGGGCAAACCGCGCAAACGCGCCAAAAGCGCGCCCCACCCCTTGCCAAACATTTCCCTCGCCTCATCGAAAGGGATCAAGACCCGCGCCTTCTCTCGGATCTCTAACACCATGCGCTCCGAGGCCATGCGGCCTTCTTTTGCTTTATTGTAAGTCTGTATCAAAAGCGGCAGCTTTTCCACCGCGTCGGCGGCAATGGCCGTCTCAACCAAATACTTAGCCTGCTCCTCAATCTCAATCGAAGCCCGCAGCGAGTTGTCCATTTCTCGCAAGCTCCGGCGGCGCGGCAACCTGACCCGCGTCGAAACAGCCTCGCCCTGCTCTCCCACGGCTTGCTCAATCCTTTTGCTTCGAAATCCCACACCTCCACGCGAATTGCTCAATCTCCAGTCCCGCGCTGCAGCCAGTGAATCCACAGGACAGCCCTTCTGGTTCTTCATCCGGCTCACATACGCCACACTGGTTCCCCAGTCCGCCGCAATCTGAGCCAAAGTCACCTTCGTATTATCTGATACCTCCATATCCATGACCTGATCACCCCCTGCTCAACTTAACTTGTCAACCAAGGGACCAGTTGCAGGTTAATGTGAGGGTCGCTTCGCTAATACCTGACGCTTATGCAGGTTAATAGATTCCTTTACCATGGTGGTGGCTCTTTTTCCTAACACTCCTAAGCGCTTTCCTAATGTCCCCCCCTATATAGTCGTCCTACTTTTTTCTTGAGCACATACAGGATTTACTTAGGAAAGTTAGGATCATTAGACGCATATGAGATTTAGATAATTCTTTCTCGATAAAGAGATAGCACGAAAGAGGGCAGGCCTCTGTAAAGCGCGGGGGCTACTCCTTGAGCCGAATGCCAGCGAGATAATACTCTGGCTTCTGATTCTTTTTGCGCCTCACAGTGATCTGAGGATTTCGCTCATAGAGCGCCCGGAAAAAATACTCTCGGGTTCGGTGGGGAAATTGGTGGGAATCCAAGAATTGAGTGAAAGCCTCAATCACGTGATCCTTTGATTCTTCGCCTTCCGGGCTGAGTTCGCAATGCTCTTTGATGAAACATCCGACAGGATCATTTGATAGCTCAAACCTCTTTAGAACGGCCAGGCTCGGGTCGCTACCCATGGGCGCTGGTATGCCTTGCAAAATGGCCTGCAGGCCATCGACAAGCCAAGTCAAGATGCCATTGCGCTCAAGCCTAAGTTTATCTTTAAGCGTGATGTCCTTTTCTGCCGGTTTTTTAGAAAACGACAGGAACCTTGCGCGTCGATACTCCGCATCGGTCCCGCTTTTGAATCTCGGCAGGGCGTTGCTCAAAAACCACAGCTTGCAGGTTGTCTGCATTTTGAACGGCTTGCCGTAAATCGACCGCGCCACGATCGGTTCCCCTGACACGATCTGTTTGAAGTTTGCGCTTTCATCCATCTCTACGGTATCCAGCTCAGTGCCCAAATTGACCAGTGCCGTTTGTATGCTCGGCAGGGAGTAGCTGCCCGGCCCGCTTGAGCAAATCTGGGCCAAGGACAAACGCGTGACCAAAACGTCATCGGAGAAGGCGTGAACGATGGCATCGGCCAAGGTGCTTTTGCCAGTTCCGCCGGGGCCGTAACAGATGAGAAACACTTCGTGTTGCTTACAATCCGGAAACAGGCAGTAACCGGAAAACCACTGGAACAATCCAATATCTCGATGATCATGCAGGGTTTCGCTCAACACCTTGGCGAACAAGGGAGCCTGTGCAGACTCCTCCCACTGCGCGCCGAGGCAGCCGGTGAACATAAGATCCTTCGAGTGTGGCTCGATACCGATAGAGTCAGCCGTCACCCGCAGCACACCATTGGCCACGTTGACGAGCACGGCACTTCCATCCCATGCCACTGCACTGCGAAACTCCATATCTTCCGTCATTTGACGAGTCATCTCGATGTGATCCATGATGGCTTTACCGTGCCTAGCCAAGCGATGCGTGGGAGGCAAAACATCCATCGACATCTTCTTAAAAGTGTCTTTTACCCTCGGACGCCAACACTTTCCGTCGTAAGCGAACCAGTCTTCACCTTTGGACAAAATCGCCGGAGCCTTACGCATGAAAGCTTGAGCAAACTTGAGTTCATCGAATTTATCCTTGCCGCCATTTGGCATGGGGAGGAGAGGGGAAACGCGGTTGGTATCTGCACACATAATTATCGCCGCCTTCTTCGTAATCCTTTTACGCACCAAGCGCGGAGCATCGCGCGCCACTCAGCGCTCGTTGTTCCGTAAGTCTTGTGGTAATCGTTGAAATCTTTGACCCCGTCGTCATTGTCTCCGTAGATGAATGGATGCACTGATTTGCAGCGCAGCCGGAGTGCTGCCACCAGTGAGTCACCGGCCAGCCACTCTTGGCCCGCCGTGTCGCCGTCAGCAAAAATAAATGACTGTACGCTCTGACCCCAATCGTAGGTCATCAGTTTTCTCCAACTCGAAGCACCCCGAATGCCCGCAACGGCGACCTGTTCCGGAAATCCCACGCCATCGCGCGTCAGCGCGTCGTAAAAGGAAATAGCATCCCACTGCCCTTCCAGAACAACCAACACCCTGCACTGTTCCGTGCTCCCAATGAGAAATGGCCACGAACCAATGCCCGCAGGCTCAAACCGAAACCGACCCTTTAGCTCCTTCGTGTGCACGTGGTATCCCGCTTGAAATGTCGGCTCACCATTCATGCACGGCACCCACACCGAGAAAGCCTCTCTTCGTTGAGCACGGTAAATCGGCATCCCCATCACGCACAACTCGGCCATCTTCGCCACAGTCTCCACCCGCCACCCGCGCCATTCGGCGATGCGCGCCTGTTCCACAGACGATTCTGCCAGCCACTCGACACCATCTTCCCAAGTCCTACGCACGCTCTCGACCATCGGCCTGATCGGCGCCTCTTCCGCGCGCAGCACGACCTTCTGAACTGGCGCCTCCCATGATATACCGGTTATCGCCCGCAATGCTTCGGTAGCCCCCAGCAGATCCGTGTTCCGCGATAACTGCCAGTAATCCAAAACATCTCCGCTCTTGTCACATCCAAAGCACTTAAAGCGCTCCGTTCCATCACGACCCGCGAGCAGATAAAAGCTAGGTGACTTTTCTTGATGAAGGGGGCAGCAAGCCGCCCAGCGCGAACCCACTCGCCGCAACTCAATGCCATCGCGGGCCAGCACATCGCGCAGGCTCACCCTAGCTTTTATATCTTCGATTCCGGTCATTTCTTGTGGGCGACCTATTAGCTTTGTGCTTCAACATTTCGAGCCGCGCAGTAACGCTCGGCCATTAACCCCGCCTCATAGCCCTTGCGAGCGGCCAGCACCGCGTCGTGCGCGCATCGAGCGGCTATGAGCGGCGCTACATCTTCGCCCATCCATGACAACTCTACGGGAATCCCCCCGTCCTCCCGGCACCGCCAGGCCAGCAATTCGGCTTGCGTCATCATGACCATTTTCGCGCGCATCGCCTTCGCGGCCGGCATCGACTCGCAGCGCACCTTCACACGGATTCCCGCCTTTTTTATATCTGCGACATACTTACCCCGGTTCGCTTCAAAAAACACCCCTGCCGCGCGCAACCGTCCCGAAAAGATGATGTTCTTCTTGCGACAATCCCCCTTGTCGCCATTGGCGAAGCACATCGGCCCTCGGTAGCCAAGGAGCACGCCAGTCAGGAGCACCTTGCGCTCGGAGCAATAGACTCCCCGGCGACAATGCCAATACCATTTCCGCTCACGGACTTTGGCAATATCCTCCGGGTCAATGAGCACCCGCCGTCGAGTGCGCCCCGGCAGGACAAACTCCGCCCAATCACCCCTCAGTTGTATATCGGTCATAGTCAGCGCGCGTTCAGAGCTTTGTCCATCTCCGCGCGAGCCTCATCAAAGACCCGCGACAACTCATTTCCGGCAGCCGTGCGAGCCGCCTGTGCAACACGATCTGCGTCATCCGGTGGTAACTTTTCTACCAGCATTTGACCCGTTTCGTTAAACAATCCCCGGGCCTCTCGCACCGCCTCAAGACGCCGCGCTGCGGCTAAGATCATTTCAGAACTCATAGCGCACCGCCCTTCGCCACCGCTACCTTACCAGCGACCTCATTATACAGATCCACGATCTTGGCCACACCCCGCATCCAGTGCTCCATATCTTCGACCGGCAGATCGAGCACCGCTGTCCGACCCCCAATCCTCCGAGCCCAAGACTCAAAGGCCCAATCCAGCTCATCTAGGAAGCCCAGCCCGCCAGACTTCTTACCCGAATCCTCATCCATCTCGGAATCCGTGACAACCTCACCCCGCTCAATCGACCGCTTCAGAGCCCTTGGAGACAATTCATTGTCCACCACCTTGCGCGCCCATTGCTCCTGCAGTTCATGGCCCTTGAACTCGATCGACAAAATAACCAGATGCTCGGCAGAGAGACCCGTCCACGAATCAAACGGCAATTCTGCCTGGGCCAACGCAAGAGCCTTCCGGGCGTCCGCGAGCGATAGCTCCAACTGCGATAAAATCGCCTTCGTTTCGGTTTCGCCGTGCCAAGCCATCGTCTGCTTCACCGCAGAGCCGAAACAGAGATCAAAGTGTTGACCCAGCATTTGCAGCGTCCGCAATAATTGCGTGCACTCCTCCACCGACATAGGCTCATAAAACTTTAAGCCACGAGGCGTGAGTTCAAATTTCCGTTCTCCACTCGCACCGGGCATTGATAGCTCCAGGGCGCCGACATCTTTATTGTTGTTGCTTGTGTTCATAGAAAATTATTCACGCCGCATCTCCATCCAGTCGGCCGAGCGCTGCACCTCATCGGCAAGCAGGGTTTCATCCACGCCGAGGTAATCCGCCGTCTGCTTAGTCGTCTTCATCAAGCTGCGCCGCATGAAGACCCAGACTCGGAGCGCCAAGGCAACGGAGAAGGCAGCCAAGCGCGGCTCCCGAGCGCCAGAAAGCCGCACGATCAATTTGTTCATCAGCCACGCATTGTAGTTTCGCGCCTCCGATTGCAGCCTCCGCTCGTGCATCTCCACCACGCGCTCCGCTAACTCTTTCCGGAAGCCAAACTGCTGGCGTAAGTGCGCCACTTTTCTGTCATGGTCCTGATCGTCGATGATGTTCATAAGCCTCAGTGCCAGCCGAATACCTTGTGTCTCCAGTGATTCGCGCCCGACTGCGCACGCCGAAACGCCTCCACCGACAACCGACCCTTCATGTGCAAGCCGTCTTGGATTCCGAGAAATTCTGCTGCCTTTCGCACCTCCTTCGAAAGATTCTGCCTTGTCGTCGCCAAAGCCCGCGCCGCCGCCATCTGTGTGCGGCACGGCACCCTACGCATCCGGCGACCATCCGACTCAGTGACGTGGCGCATTATCCAGACCTCCGGCACCGACAGCGCAAACGCGATCGCCACCGAAGACACCTTGGCATTCGTGGCCGCCGCAAGACGCTGCAGCACCTTATTGAGCAGCCAGTCCGAATACGCCAAGCCCCTTGGCCTTGCCTCCTCATCGTCCCACTGCGCTACCGCCAGCGCCACCGCGCGATCCAACCCAAAAGACTCCTGCAACTCATCGGCTAAAGTATCGATGGCCGCCGCCATATCGACCGAGTAGGACGCCCGCGGACTATTGGCAACGTCATCGTCCAGGCCTGTATCCGAACGCGCCGCCAGATCGCCGTGGACTAACGAAATTTTCTCGTGATCAGACAATTTCGTCCATCGGTCAGCCACTCGACCGTAGGCGGCAGAGACCAGCGCCAAGTCCCGCTCCTCGCGCGGCAAGCCATCGAGCCAAACCAGCATCTCCGCCTCCGCAGCACGTCTCCAGCCCTCAGTGCGGACCTCATAAGGCACTTCAGACTCATTTTCTGCATCAGTGCTCATCGGAGTCCCATGGCCTCCTCGCGCTGGCGGCGCACCTTGAGCGACCGCTGTTGCATAGCAGCCACCGCGCCACCACGAGCACCTACTCGGCGGCAGCATTCACGGAACGGCAGCCTGGTCTGCTGCATCATGGTCTGCACGGCCTTGAGCCAATGTTGGCGACTCATCGCCGAGTCCTCCACCTTCGAGCCCGCTCCTGCTCTTGACCTTCAAAACGTCCACGGCGAAAGCCGAGGTCGTAAGCCGAAAAAATACAGAACGCCCCAGCGGATCCGACCGCCACGACCAAGAGGAAAACGACCAGATAGTCGTTCATGGTCGCCTCCGAGGAATGCGACTGGTTGGCTTCAGCGCTGCACTTTTCGGCTTTTGCGCTGCACTAACAGAGAGAGGCGAGGGACGGAATCGAACCGTCGCGCAGGGGTAAGCCTTTTTCACGCGGGATAACATTTGCATTTTACTGGGTATTTATGGTTTTTGTTTCGATTCTTTCGGGTTATGTAAGCTGCACTCCGCTGCACTCATGGCTTGCATTTACCGCCGAAAAAAATCTCCGTTCCTTTACCTCAGTTTCACCGAGGGAGGGCGGAGGCAACACGTCTCCACCGGCCTGCGGGCGGACTCCGCGATCGACCGCCGCCGCGCCGAAGCCTTGGGGGCGAAATACACTTGGGCGGAAAAGTCGGTGCCAAGCAGCGCGGGCAGCACGGCGACCGGCTGGGACTGGGTTCCTGCCTTCCTGACCTCCATCGCTCGCGCCCCCCGCACCTTGGAAGCCTATAGGTTGCGCTGGCGCAACCTCTCGGCCTTTCTTTCGCAGCAGCGACTGGCACATCCGCGCTCCATAAACCACGAGCACGCTCAGGCCTACCTGATCTGGCGCACCGCCCACCGCCGTCCTGCGGGAAAAAATATCGCGCATAACACCGCCACGGCCGAAGTCAAAATGCTCAAAACCATTCTGGCCGAGGCGAAGATCCGCGGCGCCGTTGAGCGCAACCCCTTTGAGGGCTTCCGCGCTCGCCTCGACACCCCGGCCGAGAAGCCCGAGATCACCGCCGAGGAGCGCATCTTGATTGAGGACGCCCTGCTCACCCAGCCCCTTTGGATGCGCCGCGCTTGCCGCATCTCCATGGCCACCGGCTGCCGGTTGCGCGAGACGCGCATCGATCTGCGCAATCAAGTTGACCTCGCTCGTGGAACCCTTTTCTTCCCTTCCCCCAAGGGCGGCAGACGCCGCGCTTATACGATTCCTTTGCCTAAGAGCTTGCGTCCGATGTTCGAGGAGTTGGTAAAGAAATCCGCGCGCTTCACTCTGGAGTTTCCCGTGGTCCCGTCCCGCGATTGGCGGGTTTTTTTCGATTCGCTCGGCTTGAGTCATTTGTGTTTCCATTGTTGTCGTGTGACCTTCATCACTGCACTTGCGCGAGCAAACGTGCCGCTCGCCGTGGCCATGCGTTTGGTGAATCATGCGTCTCTGACGATCCACCGCATTTATCAGCGGATGAACTTGGCCGACCTACGGGAGTGGACAGACCGACTTGACGCACCGCTTGCTTCACCTGCTCCAGCTGCTCACGCCTCCAAGCCTCAAACTCCGAGCGGAAAATCCATTTCCCCATCCGCGGGAATCCCTCACTGAGACTCATTTGTCGGGCGCAGGCATAACTTACGCCCATCACGGCGGCGAAACCTGCCACTGTCACCGGCTTGTTTTCCTCCCATCGAAGGGCAACCCCCACTCGATCAAGTTTGAGGCGATCGGAGGGCATGTGTTCGTTTTGTGATAAAACCGAACACGCCGCAAGACTTATTTATCGCCAATCGACTCTATCCGACCTTTGCGCAGAAACCGGTTAATCAACAAGCACCTATACACTCTGTAAATCTCAATGAAATACTAATTTAACGAGGGTAGGGATTTACCCCATTGTAATACACCCATAGCACCCTAAACTTGATGGTATGCCGATCGAATCTACAACTCTGAGCATTCGGCTGCCGCGTCAGGTCTTGACCAAACTCGACCAACTCGCCCTCGAAAATGGGCTCAAGCGCAGTGAATACATCCGCGACATTATCCGGATCGCGGTGGAGAATCGGATCCAAGTGGTCGTCACCGGCCAATACTCCTTGCAAGCTCTCCCGCCAGAAAAGCCTTAAAACGCTCGAGTTCGCTTGGCTTCAGGTCTGTTTTACGAGTGGGCGCCACCGTCCTGTGATCCGTTACGTCGGTCAGTTTCCACCCATATTTATGCATGAGGGGGAGCAAGTATTCGGCCATCGAGGCCATGGCCGGCGACGTTAGGGGCTCCTTGTAGGTATCCCCCGCAAAGCTCGCCCCGACACTCCATGAGTTGAGATCGCCCCGGCCCCGCCACCGGGATGTGCCCGCGTGCCATGTCCGCTGCGTTGGGCTGGCAAACACCGTGCGCCGCCCATCCGGCGCCACCAGGCAATGGTAGCTCACCCGCGAAGCCGGATCCTTGATCCAGCTTACCCCGCCCGCGTAGGAGCCCCCGCTATGGTGGAGCACCACGGCTTCGGGCCGTATCGCCTTGGCTGAGATGTTCAGCGTCTTGATCCTAGCTTCGCGGTAGCTTTTTGCCACGCTCGGCGCGGGCGTGGAGGATCCGCTGGATGGCGAGGAGGAGTTCGGCCAAGTCGGCCGACGGCCACTTGGAAAGCCCCGCAATAAAAGATTGAACCATGAGAAAAGTTTCACCTTTTGAAGTGCGCGCGCACGGTCTTGCCGTCCCGCGCAGCAGCTAATACCGTCTTGCCGTCACCGTGCCTAAATGAAACGCTCGTTTCAGCGTCGGCCAGATCGAGGCCGAAGGAAACGCCGTCCAGCGTAGTGCAGCCGGTGAGGGCGAGCAGGGCAAACGCCAGCAGAGCCGCGCGCATTACGATTTGCGAAACACGTTGATGACTCCGACCAGGGCGAGCGCAGCGGCGATGATCGCCTCATTGTGCTCGGGCGAAAGCTGCCATCCGAGAGCACCGATTAGAAGGATGAGCCCCCGCCAAGTGCTATTCTGTCCCAGTTGTTCAAGGATTTTTTCCATACCTCGACCCCGGTGTCAAACCGCCAGGCTGTCCATGGCTCATGGCAAGAGTAGTCCTTGCCCGAGGGTGGTTTTGTAGAGGGTGTGGACGGGGCTGGAGACCCAGCGAAAACGCCGTGAGCCCAGACCCATAGTTCTGGGTGCTTCTGAGGGGCCAGCAGACCATGGAATCCCAGAGTCCAAGGTCATTAAATCCTTTGGCAAAATCTCTAATTTGTTGGCGGGGCAATGCTGCCGAAATGTTGCAGACGTTTAGATATGCCTGCGTATCCAGTTGCCACTTCCTGCTGGAAAATAGGCTCACGGCACTAAGCCCTCCACCAGAGGCGTTAGAGCGGTCAACTCCTCCGCCGACAACTCAGCAACTCCCGCGATGTCGCCACGGTCAAAGGCAGCGGCGAGGTCGGCTTGCCAGAGGCATGTATAGGCCACGCGGCCATCTGTGAGCGGTTGGCCCGTGATCGTGCCTTTATGCAAGCTGGCCGCACGGATGCGCGTCTTGTCCGAGTCATCCCAGTGACCGCCGATGGTTGTTATGCTCTCCGCGCCGTCTTGGAGGGCTTCGCCGTATTGGGCAAGGAGTGCAGGGAATAGCGTTGCTACGGCGTTGGGGGCAACGGCCAACACACCATGGAGTTCCACAAGCCCAAGTCATTGACCCCTGCGGAAAAGTCGCGGATCTGCTTGCGGGGTGTGGCGGCGGTTATGTTGCAGACGTTCAGATAGCCTTGAACGTCCAACTCCCATTTGTTCGGTGAAATGGTCATAGTGCTAAATGCTTTCTATTTGGGTCCATGCGGCGAGCAGGCCGTCCCGCAATTCGGCGGGCAAAGACTCGCTGGAGAACACCACGGAGCGTGACCCCTGCGGTGCGTGCGCGGTCACGGCGGCGGATAGTTTGGAGCGGGTGCTGGTGGCGACCTGTGATTCCACACCGTCAGCATCCACCTGCGTCTCGTATTCGGAGTGCGTTCCGTCTGGCTCAAGGAACACTTGGCCGACGCTCTCGCCTTCGACCAGTTGCGCTTGCAGCCACGCCAGAAGGGTTTGGGCGGTTGTCGCGAGGTCGCCGTCAAGCGGCACGTTGGTCGTTGTGGCGTATTCGCCGCTGCGGCTGTAGCGGGTTAGGTTGTTTTGTTGGAGTAAGAGTTTCATGGCAGCAGTTCTACATGGGACCCGATGAAGTAAATTGTGTTTGTTGCGGTGTCG